ATGAAAAAGATAGCTGCTATATCATTAATTAGTGTTTTTCTTATGTCTGGTTGTGCTGTGCATAATGATGAGACAAGTATCGGTAAATTTGGTCTTGCATATAAAAGTAATATTCAGCGTAAACTCGATAACCAATACTACACCGAAGCCGAAGCTTCTTTAGCCAGGGGCAGAATATCTGGTGCAGAAAATATAGTAAAAAATGATGCAGCCCATTTCTGTGTTACTCAGGGCAAAAAAATGCAGATAGTTGACCTGAAGACAGAAGGTGCAGGATTACATGGCGTCGCTCGTCTGACATTCAAATGTGGAGAGTGAGAATATTTTTTGGTAAGCGTCAAACATGCGCGTTCTGGTTGTGCTTAGCCGGAACCTGTGCGAGCACGATGCCGTTACGTGAAAGGCATCGTGCTATGAAGGGAGATTCTATCGATGTGGTCAATGGAAGACGGTTATCAGGGATAGGGCTTATGCATAAAAAATAAGCCCGTGTAAGGGAGATTTAGGGTGTCACCAGTAGGGGCTTTCAACGGTACAATGCGGGTTTGAGCGGCATAAATTACCACTGAAAGCCCTTAAACGTTACTCTACTGTGGACACTGTGTGGACACTCTCGGCCTCAGTACCACCTCTTAGCGGATTAAGAGAAATGGCGTCCTGAAGGTACTCTGGCGCAAAATGAGCGTAAACCATAGTTTGCTCAATCCGCGTGTGACCTAGTATCCGTTGTAGCGTGATAATACTTCCTCCATTAATCATGAAATGAGTGGCAAAGCTGTGCCTTAGTGCATGTGTGGCTTGCCCCATTGGCAAATCCGGTTTTATTGCTTTCATTGTTCGTCTGAAGCGAGGGTAATCAGCATCAGGGAATAAAAAACCTCGTTTGTTATCCGCGATCATTTTGGCAACAGCCTCTGAGATCGGGACGGTGCGTGGTTTGTTTGTTTTCGTTTTAACAAACGTGACGCGGTTATGGATGATATTTTCTGCTTTCAAACGAGCTGCTTCTCCCCAACGTGCTCCTGTACTTAGGCAAAGAATCGCAATCTTTTTATTGTCGCCGTCAAGTGCTGCAAGCAGTAAGGCTATTTCTTCCTGTGTGAGATAGCCTGTTTCTGGTTTTTCCTCCTTAAGCCTCTTTGTCCCTCTGATAGGATGCTCACCAAAGAATAACTCCGCTTCAATCAGGGCTGTAAACATGCCGCTAATACATGTTAAATCACGATTGATACTCGAAGGTTTAATACCCTGACTTCTTCGGGTGGCGCAGTACTGGCTGATAAGGGATTTCGTGATTTGAAATGCGCATGGGTCATTCGTTATTTTTGTGAAGATTTCAATTTTTCCAAGATTAGATTTCCCATGCTCTTCGTGTTTACCCTTTAAATCCCACCAGATCTGTGTCAGTTCCGACAGACGTCGTTTGTCTGTTGGTTTTGATAGCCATTCTTTATTGTGGTGGTTGTACAACGTGTATTTTTCGAAAGCGACAGCTTCGCTTTTCTTATCAAACTTCCTACGGATGCGTTTTCCGTTACGTCCAGTAGGGCGGATGTCCACTTCATATCGACCATCATCGAGTTTTTTGATTGCCATCAGAAAACCCTCCGAGTGGTACTTTTTTTTGCTACTACTAATCGCTTTTTTCGTGGTGGCTGAAATTTAGCCACCAATAGTAGGCACTTGTGATGAATATATTCACGATAAATTGTTAACCAGTCTTTTGACCGGAGTGGGGCGACGTTGTTTCGTTTTGCCCAAAGTGTGCGAGAGCGGGCGCAATTTGCCCGGCTTCTGGAGCTACCTGATCAGTCATGAACCACAAAGTATATTTAGTAAATCTAGGATGTTGTAAGACCTTCATTATGGCTTCAACTCCAGCGTTTTTTGACCGGCTCTCATAGCTCGAAAGTGAGCTGTAGGCTACACCAGTTAATTCACTGAATTCTTTACGGTTTAACCTTTCAGATTCACGGATTAGCTTCAACTTCTCCGAAACGTCTATTGACATAATTACTCCGATTGCGTAATTTCTTGCTGATAGTGTGAAATGTTGTGCTTCTGGAGTTATCCTTTTAGGCAATAATTAGCCATTAGGAGCCATTAGAAGCACTAAGGGAGAATCGTAGCAGATGAATAGACAGCTTGTAAGCGTGACTGATGCCGTGCCTTATCAGGAGTTTGCAAAACTCATTGGTAAAACTCCAAGAGCTGTAAGGGGCATGATTGAGAAAGGGAAATTACCAGTTATTGAGATTACTGACCCTCAGTCAGTATCGGGGCGTGCTGGTGAATATTGGGTATACCTTCCGGCATGGAATAACGGACTAAAACTGGCTTATGAAAGCCGTCCTAAAGAGATTCGTGACGGCTGGTTGATGTGGTTAGGTCTCGGTGAACCACGTTAAGGAGAACCGTATGAATGAGCCTCGTTGTATTGCTCAGTTATTGCGTAACGAAAGCCCCAGGGCGATTGACTTCACCATCACCCACGGTAAGGGGCGTAAGGGAATCATTATCCGCACCAAAAAACAGAGTCCGTTAAAAAAGGCTCTGACCTTTCTGAAAAGCCGGAGGGTCTGGAAATGACAGTGATGACGCTCAATCTCGTTGAAAAACAGCCAGCAGCTATGCGCCGGATAATTGGCAAGCATCTTGCCGTCCCTCGCTGGCAGGATACATGTGATTATTATAATCAGATGATGGAACGCGAACGGCTAACGGTTTGCTTCCATGCGCAGTTAAAACAGCGTCACGCAACGATGCGTTTTGAAGAAATGAACGACGTCGAACGTGAACGGCTGGTTTGTGCAATTGATGAATTGCGTGGGGCATTCTCAAAACGCCGTCAGGTTGGCGCAAGTGAGTATGCATATATTAGTTTTTTAACAGTCAGTCAGCGTCGTACTTTATTTATGCATGCCGGATTGACTGAAAAAGAATTCAACCAGCCATACTGGCGAATTAATGAAGAATCATGTTACTGGCGTGATGCTTTATTCCGTGCATTACGTGAATTATTCAGCCTGTTTGAGTATGCACCGACAATTCTGACGTCGGTAAAACCAGAGCAATATCTGCATTAAATAATTAACCAGAGTTTTTAACGCACTTAATCGTGCGGGGCTTCTTTTTGCCTGGAGAAAGTCATGCATACAGTTTCTGAAAACAAGTGCGGTAAATACGCATTACTGCTGCAACAGGCCAGAGCCGAAGCACAGGCCGACGCAGCGACACGCTTTTCTTCTCATCTTGACGCCATGATTCGCCATATCACAAAGGCGGAGTTATCCCGCGTGGAGATAGTCGAGCTGCTCAGTCAGGAGTCGGAAAAATTTCACAATATCGGATTGTCTCGCGGGGAGGTGCTTTGATGTCCTGTTCTCATTCAGTTGTATTACTGAATAACGCCTTAAAAATCGCCGTTATGAAAAATGGCGATTTGTCTCTTATTCAACTTTGCCTTGATAAAGAAAAACGCGACATAACTGAATCTGTTATCGCGATTTATCAGAATGAATTAAACCTCCTGTCTGATGTGGTCAATTTACTTGTTAAACGCGCTGTATTCCACAAGCAAATTTCCTCAGTGGATGAACTGACAAAATTAACGACAGAACTTGCCAGTTATTGCGCTGATGTATCCAGGAAACTTAACGATAAAAGGAGCTGATAATGCCGGACAACGTAGATTTTATTCAGGAACAACAGGCTGAATTACTGGAGCGCCAGATTAACGCGGCAAGGGTAAAACATTGCGGTGCTTCTGCGCTGGTTTGCGAAGAGTGTGACGCGCCAATACCTGCTGCCCGTCGTGCGGCTTACCCGTCAGCCACGCGTTGTGTTTCCTGTCAGTCAGTCTTTGAAGCAAAAAACAAACGTTACCGGAGAACGGCATGAGTATTCGTATTGAAATTGGCGAACGTTATGTCGTTACCAGTGACAGCTTTCAGTTTATTCTCCACGAGAAAAAGAGAGCGGAAAGCGGTAAAAACGCCGGTCAGGAATGGCTGGCGGTGGTTGGTTATTACCCGAAATTAAGCCAGCTCGTTTCCGGCCTGATGCATCACGATATTCTGACCGGAAGCGCAAAGTCTTTTGCTGATTTAAACGCGCAGGTTGAGCAACTCAGCAAGCGTTGCTCAGAGGCTTTTGGCTCATATGGCCGTTAAAGCCTCCGGGCGTTTTGTCCCTCCGTCAGCATTTGCTGCAGGCACCGGTAAGGCGTTTACCGGTGCTTATGCATGGAACGCGCCACGCGAGGCCGTCGGGCGCGAAAGACCCCTTACACGTGACGAGATGCGTCAGGTGCAAGGTGTTTTATCCACGATTAACCGCCTGCCTTACTTTTTGCGCTCGCTGTTTACTTCACGCTATGACCACATCCGGCGCAATAAAAGCCCGGTGCACGGGTTTTATTTCCTCACATCCACTTTTCAGCGTCGTTTATGGCCGCGCATTGAGCGTGTGAATCAGCGCCATGAAATGAACACCGACGCGTCGTTACTGTTTCTGGCAGAGCGTGACCACTATGCGCGCCTGCCGGGAATGAATGACAAGGAGCTGAAAAAGTTTGCTGCCCGTATCTCATCGCAGCTTTTCATGATGTATGGGGAACTCAGTGATGCCTGGGTGGATGCGCATGGCGAAAAAGAATCGCTGTTTACGGATGAGGCGCAGGCTCACCTCTATGGTCATGTTGCTGGCGCTGCACGTGCTTTCAATATTTCCCCTCTCTACTGGAAAATATACCGTAAAGGGCAGATGACCACGAGGCAGGCATATTCTGCCATTGCCCGTCTGTTTAACGATGAGTGGTGGACTCATCAGCTTAAAGGCCAGCGTATGCGCTGGCATGAAGCGTTACTGATAGCTGTCGGGGAGGTCAATAAAGACCGTTCTCCTTATGCCAGTAAACACGCCATTCGTGATGTGCGTGCGCGCCGCCAGGCAAATCTGGAATTTCTTAAATCGTGTGACCTTGAAAACAGGGAAACCGGCGAGCGCATCGACCTTATCAGTAAGGTGATGGGCAGTATTTCTAATCCTGAAATTCGCCGGATGGAGCTGATGAACACCATTGCCGGTATTGAGCGTTACGCCGCCGCAGAGGGTGATGTGGGGATGTTTATCACGCTGACCGCGCCGTCAAAGTATCACCCGACACGTCAGGTCAGAAAAGGCGAAAGTAAAACCGTTCAGCTTAATCACGGCTGGAACGATGAGGCATTTAATCCAAAGGATGCGCAGCGTTATCTCTGCCGCATCTGGAGCCTGATGCGCACGGCATTCAAGGATAATGATTTACAGGTCTACGGTTTGCGTGTCGTCGAGCCACACCACGACGGAACGCCGCACTGGCATATGATGCTTTTTTGTAATCCACGCCAGCGTAACCAGATTATCGAAATCATGCGTCGCTACGCGCTCAAAGAGGATGGAGACGAAAGAGGAGCTGCGCGAAACCGTTTTCAGGCAAAACACCTTAACCGGGGCGGTGCTGCGGGATATATCGCGAAATACATTTCAAAAAACATCGACGGCTATGCACTGGATGGTCAGCTCGATAACGATACCGGTAAGCCGCTTAAAGATACTGCCGCGGCTGTTACCGCATGGGCGTCAACGTGGCGCATTCCGCAATTTAAAACGGTTGGACTGCCGACAATGGGGGCTTACCGTGAACTACGCAAATTGCCTCGCGGCGTCAGTATTGCTGATGAGTTTGACGAACGCGTCGAGGCTGCTCGCGCTGCCGCAGACAGTGGTGATTTTGCGTTGTATATCAGCGCGCAGGGTGGGGCAAATGTCCCGCGCGATTGTCAGACTGTCAGGGTCGCCCGTAGCCCGTCGGATGACGTTAACGAGTACGAGGAAGAAGTCGAGAGAGTGGTCGGCATTTACGCGCCGCATCTCGGCGCGCGTCATATTCATATCACCAGAACGACGGACTGGCGCATTGTGCCGAAAGTTCCGGTCGTTGAGCCTTTGACTTTAAAAAGCGGCATCGCCGCGCCTCGGAGTCCTGTCAATAACTGTGGAAAACTCACCGGTGGTGATACTTCGTTACCGGCTCCCACACCGACTGAGCATGCTGCAGCGGTGTTAAATTTAATAGATGAAGGGATTCTAAGTTGGACCGAGCCAGGCATTATGAAGGTACTTAGAGACTTATTGAGTAATGAACTGAAATGCAGTAATCGTTCACAGCAGAGCTTTACCCCTTTCAATGGTCGAAGCTACTTTCCTGCCCCATCCGCCCGGTTGACAAGGCAGGAGAGAAAGACTATCCCGAAAATTAAGGTTCTTCTTGCACAAAGTGACATTCAGGCTAGTTATTGGGAGCTTGAAGCTCTCGCTCGCGGAGCTGTTTTGGATTTTGGGCATAAGCGTTTTAAATTTGATAACGATATCGACTTTTTTGACAGACAGCGTGAGTGGTAGTTGAAAAAAACGGTCAAACGGGGTAACAATATGTTATTGTTGAGGAATTGTTTGTTATAGTTTAATTTTTATACACGGCAGAAAAGCATATGAGCATGGTTGAATGGATAAGCCACGAGAAAAAAGATAGCCTGATACTATTTGTACATGGATTAAATGGTGGTTTGGAAACATGGAACTTTAATAAAGAAACTTCATTTCCAAAACTATTAGCAGAAGATGAAGACATTGGCAATGTATTTGATATTGCATGTTTCAATTATTTCACCAAATTTACACAAACGTATGCTAAAACGTCAGGATTATGGGCTCGTATTTTCTCTAAGAAAAATAAGTTAGAGAGAAATTTACCAACTGATGAAATAGCTGAGTTATTGTATACTGAGATTAGGGTAACGCTAAGTGATTACTCTCGAATTATAATAATCGCCCATAGTATGGGGGGGGTAATATCAAAAAATCTAATTCTAAAAAAAGTTGAGCATGAGGAACAATCTAATATAATTGGATTCATTTCGTTAGCAGTCCCTCACTTTGGTGCTAAATTGGCGAATATAACTTCAATGGTATCTTCAAATGCTCAGTTAGTAGATCTTGGATTGTTAAGTGAAGCGACCGATACGTTGAATAGGCGCTGGATAAATTGTAGCAAAAAACTTCCTATCACTAGATATGTTTATGGTTCTCATGACACTATAGTTGATAAAAAAAGCGCATTACCGATGGATAGTGAACGAAATAACTCAATTGCAGTTAATGAAGGGCATAGCTCAATTTGCAAGCCCGAAAACAGCTCGTCTACAGTGTTTGTTGCGGTAAAGCAATTTATTCAGCAGATAAATTTAGAAGCACCCAAGAAGATATGTGTTGAGCGTTTTTCTGATGAGAAACAATATGATAATGAGTATTTCGTCTTAAAAATGATTGTCGCAGATATACATCAGGATATCGCTATGCATGCAAAGGAATATTATTATAATGCTGAGCTTGCGAGAAATATTTTTACGAGTGATTACGATAGGAAACTACTTGGTCATTTGTATTCTAAAATAAGGGAGATTTACCAGGAAGAGTATGAGCAATATATCGCGAATTCAATTTCCCCAGATAAATTTATTGCTGCTGTTCATAGACGAATAGCCCAAGAGGATAAGTCGTCGTTAGATTCTCTTATAAAAAGTTTAGAAACGATACATAAGAAAGGAATGTTGCATCAACTGGCTAACAAAAATGACAGGGATATTGTCTGGTCATCTGAAACCAGCGTAGAAACTTTGGAGCAATTACGGCGAGGTAATCATGAAGAAAAATAACTTGCCGTATATTCCTCTTGATGAAGAGTATAGCTTGAATTTTGCTATGCTTGCCATTGCTATATCTATATTATCTCATAGCAAAAAAGGAGTGTTATCATTAGATATTAATAAAATACAAATTTTTATGTATCTGATAAAAAACCCATCAAAAATTGATTATGCTCTTACAGTTTCGGGGAAAAAGCCTGCTTGTGTCGAGTCCCAGTTAACTTATACAATAAAGAGTTTTTCAACAAATGTAGATATCTTATTCGACAATTCCAAAGTGAAATATCTTATAAAAATTATGTCATTGCGGGGATTGCTCTCAGCTGAGAAAAAAAATAATGAGAGTGTTAAATTATTTTTATCTGAAAAAGGTAAGGAATTTGCTAGCTCATTGACTGATGGATATTTTAAAGAAATAAAACGACTATCCGAAGCATTGTTACCGCTACAAGCATTGCCTACCTCTAAGTTAAACTCTGTTATAAATCAAGTCTTCAAGGAGAAATGATGAAATCATATCTCAATATCAATAGTTTGATTCTTGTTGGCGTTCGTAAAAACTACGTCACTACTTTTTATAAAGGTCTCAATGTTATCTACGGAGACTCTGACACAGGTAAGTCAAGCATTCTGGAGTTTATTAATTATCTTTTAGGTGCTAGCTCTATAGATTTAGCAGATGAAATAAAAACATCAGTAAACTATGCTGCTCTTGAAGTAGTGATCAATGATACTGTATTCACAATCGTAAGAGATATCTATGATCATAAAAAAGCAATAGAAGTTTATCGTTGTAAGTTTGATGATTTACATAAACATTTTCCGAAAAAATACGCTCCTAATTATAGCCCATTATCAAATGTTGATGGTGTTTTTTCGGAGTTTTTACTTGATAGTCTTAATTTTCCAAAGATTGAAATTAAGGTGTCTCCTTCTAAAGCTCATTCACAGATGCGCAGGTTAAGTTTTAGAAATATATATAAATTTGTTTATGTAAGTCAGGATGATATTGGTAGTAAATCTTTCTTGCGATTGGGTGATTGGTCCCGCTACGCATTTACGAAAGAAGTTTTTAAATACATGTTCAATGTGTTGGATGAAAGCATCGCCAGACTCCAAGGTGAAATATCTGCAAAAAGTAGTTTAGTAACGGAATTAAATAGGAAGTATCAGATAATATCTGAATTTCTTCGCGATACAGACTATGAAACGATTGAATCAATTGATGATGAGATTAATAGGATAGATCTTGTTTTAGAAGAACTTGTTGCAAGTTTGTCTGCTCTCGATAAAAATATGAAAGCGGATTCCATACAGTATACAGAATTGAAAGATGCTCACAATTTTATTTCGCTTAAATACAAAGAGTGCATATTAAATATTACTGCGCTTGAGGATAAGATTGATAAATATTCGCGGTTAAAAAATGACTATGATAATGATATTGAAAAACTCAAAGCGATTAAAACAGCAAATTCTCGCATTGGTGTATTGGATAAGGAAGTATTTTCCTGTCCAGTCTGTGATAGCCACATTAAAATAGATGATTCTGATTTTCCATTTGAAATTTCATCAGAAAAAGATCTTAATGAAGAGTTGAATTCACTTAGTCGACGTAGACGAAATATTAATGACATGATCTCAGAAATGTCATTTAAATTAAAAAAAGAATCAGGTTATAAAAAGGAATTAGATGAACGACTTGACGAGTTGAGAGAATTGATTGACGAAGAAAGCCAGTCAATGATTACACCATTCTTGACTCAGAGAGATTTTTATATTAAAGAGATCTCAAAAAATGAGAAGGTTAGGGAGCAGTTAGTAAAAGATTTGAAGGTTAGAAACCAGCAAGAGGAACTGCTTGAAAAGTATCAGGTACTGAGAAAAGATATTGAAGCATTAACTGAACGCTTGGAGGCGTTAAAGAAAAACGCACCTAGCATGGAGGGCATTTTACAAGGTTTGGGTGATAGATTTAGTCAGTATTTGAAGGGTATTAATATCAAAAACAGAACGGGGATAAAAATCTCTGAAAGCTATTACATTCCTGTTATAAGAGAAAAAGAATATTTTAAAATAACATCCGGAGGTTTGAGAACTATTTCTTCTATTGGGTATCTTTTGTCTATTCTTGATTATGCAATAGATCATAATGTTAACCATCCTTTACTTTTGATATTTGATACGGTTGGCAAATATTTAGGGAAACAGACCAAGGAAAAATATTCAAAAGAAACTCTTGCATTCGAGGATGACCTTGAGGGAATGTCAGATCCGATGAAGTATCAAAATATTTATGAACAACTATTGAATACAGTTCAAAAAGCAGAAAGAAAAAATGTTCCGTGCCAGATTATATTAGTTGATAATGATTTGCCTAATTCGTTTTCTACTGGTGAACTTTCGAATATTATCGCTCATTATAGCTCGGTTGGTGAGGACGGTTTGCCTTTAGGTTTAATTGATGACCTTTAATACTATACATGCATTTTTTTGAATTAGATTGCATGTGGATAATGAGTCTATTTAGTGAAGGGAGGGATTTGTGAGACGAGACTTTCGATAAAAATGCAACCGCATTAAAATCGCCACATGAAGCGGGCGGGCGAGGCGGGGAAAGCACTGCGCGCTGGCGGTGGTGCTGATTTTATTTTTTCAGCGTCTGAGCGCGTCGTGATGGCGCTTAGTCTGCCCGTTGAGGCGTTGGTGTGTCTGCGGGGTGTTTTGTGCGGTGGTGAGCGTGTGAGGGCGTGATGACGGGGTGTAAAAAAGCCGCCCGCAGGCGGCGATGTTCAGCCGTTGTCAGTGTCCAGTGAGTAGTTTTTAAAGCGGATGACCTCCTGACCGAGCCAGCCGTTTATCTCGCGGATCCTGTCCTGTAGCGGGATAAGCTCATTGCGGACAAAGACCTTTGCCACTTTCTCAATATCACCCAGCGACCCGACGTTCTCCGGCTTGCCGCCCATCAACTGAAAGGGGATGCGGTGCGCGTCCAGCAGGTCAGCGGCGCTGGCTTTTTTGATATTAAAAAAATCGTCCTTCGTTGCCACTTCACTGAGCGGGATAATTTTAATGCCGTCGGCTTTCCCCTGCGGGGCATAGAGAAACAGATTTTTAAAGTTGTTGCGGCCTTTCGACTTGACCATGTTTTCGCGAAGCATTTCGATATCGTTGCGATCCTGCACGGCATCGGTGACGTACATGATATATCCGGCATGAGCGCCGTTTTCGTAATACTTGCGGCGGAACAGCGTGGCCGACTCATTCAGCCAGGCAGAATTAAGGGCGCTGAGATATTCCGGCAGGCCGTACAGCTCCTGATTAATATCCGGCTCCAGCAGGTGAAACACGGAGCCGGGCGCGAAGGCTGTCGGCTCGTTGAAGGACGGCACCCACCAGTAAACATCCTCCTCCACGCCACGGCGGGTATATTTTGCCGGTGAGGTTTCCAGTCTGATGACCTTACCGGTGGTGCTGTAACGCTTTTCCAGAAACGCATTACCGAACACCAGAAAATCCAGCACAAAGCGGCTGAAATCCTGCTGGGAAAGCCACGGGTGCGGAATAAACGTTGAAGCCAGAATATTACGTTTGACGTAAATCGGTGAGCTGTGATGTACGGCAGCACGCAGGCTTTTTGCCAGACCGGTAAAGCTGACCGGTGGCTCATACCATCTGCCGTTACTGATGCACTCGACGTAATCCAGAATGTCACGGCGGTCGAGTACCGGCACCGGTTCACCAAAGGTGAATGCCTCCATTTTCGGGGCGCTGGCGGTCATTTTTTTTGCCGCAGGTTGCGGTGTTTTCCCTTTTTTCTTGCTCATCAGTAAAACTCCAGAATGGTGGATGTCAGCGGGGTGCTGATACCGGCGGTGAGTGGCTCATTTAACAGGGCGTGCATGGTCGCCCAGGCGAGGTCGGCGTGGCTGGCTTCCTCGCTGCGGCTGGCCTCATAGGTGGCGCTGCGTCCGCTGCTGGTCATGGTCTTGCGGATAGCCATAAACGAGCTGGTGATGTCGGTGGCGCTGACGTCATATTCCAGACAGCCACGGCGAATAACGTCTTTTGCCTTGAGCACCATTGCGGTTTTCATTTCCGGCGTGTAGCGGATATCGCGTGCGGCGGGATAGAACGAGCGAACGAGCAGGAACACGCCGACACCGAGGCCGGTGGCATCAATTCCGATGTATTCGACGTTGTATTTTTCGGTGAGTTTGCGGATGGATTCAGCCTGGGTGGCAAAGTCCATGCCTTTCCACTGGTGACGCTCAAGTATTCTGAATTTGCCACCGGCCACCACCGGCGGTGCCAGCACCACGCATCCGGCACTGTCGCCACGGTGTGACGGGTCGTAACCAATCCAGACCGGGCGGGAGCCGAACGGATTCGCGGCAAACGGCGCATAGTCTTCCCATTCTTCCAGCGTGTCGACCATGCAGCGTTGCAGCTCCTCGAACGGGAACACCGACGCCTTGTCGTCAACAAATTCACACATGAACAGGTTTTTAAAATCGTCGGCGCTGTTTTCGCGTTTAAGCTGCTCAATGTCGAACAGCGTGCAGCCACCTTTCAGGGCGTCCTCAATGGTGACAATCTGCCGCCACTGACCGTCCGCACAGAGAAGCCCACCGGCAAGAGCGTTATGACTGACGTCGATTTCCACGCGTTCGGCGGCGCTGGCGCGTCCCCGGTTGAACAGTTCACCCGACCAGAACGGGTAGGCGTCGTGCGCCAGCGTGGACGGGGTGGAGAAATAGGTCGAGCGCAGGTGACTCTGTGAGGCCATACCTGATGCCACCTTACGCAGTACCTGAAAATTCGGTATCCAGAAAATCTCGTCGACGTACAGGTCGCCGTTATGGCTCTGCGCGGTGTTGGAGTTGGTGCCGAGAAAAATCAGTTTTGCGCTGTTATTGCCCAGGACAATCGGGTCACCGGTCAGGTCAACGTCAACCAGCCGGGCAAAGGCGATGATGTATTCGCGGAACACATACGCCTGCGTTTTACTGGCCGACAGAAAAATCTGGTTATGACCGGTTTTCAGGGCGCGCAGCAGCGCCTCGCGGGAAAAATAAAACGTCGCGCCAATCTGGCGGGATTTCAGGATATCGCGGATGCGGTGCTCAAGCCCGGCGCGATACCAGTGCAACTGATATTCGAAAGACTGCTCAAAGAAAATCTGCTCCAGCTTTTCGATAGCCTCGTCACTGAAAAAATTCTTTTTCGGTTTGCGCCGCCCGCCTTTGTTGCGGTTAGCGATGTTCGGATTAAGGTCTGCCTCGTTGCCGGTCTGGCTGTAGCGGTTTACCCGTGCCAGTCGTTCAATCTGGCGTCCGAGCAGGTCAATTTCCTTGAAGTCACCGCCGGTTTTCTGCGGTTTGATGATGAGCTGGGTCAGCCGCGCTTCCAGACTCATTTCGACACGGCTGATGGGGGCAACGCTGTCCCAGCCGTCGCGCTGTTTCCAGCTCTGCACCGTCGGGCGTTTCATCTGCAACATGGCGGCAATCTGCGGCACGGAAAATCCCTGCCAGTACAGCAGCGCCGCCTGACGACGCGGGTCGTGTAAAAGAGTGGTGTCTGTGGTGATGGTCATGAATACCTCGCCGTGATGAATACACGGCAAGGCTACTGAGTCGCGCCCCGCGATTCGCTAAGGTGCTGTTGTGTCAGTGATAAGCCATCCGGGACTGATGGCGGAGGATGCGCATCGTCGGGAAACTGATGCCGACATGTGACTCTTCTAATCACTATTCAGGACTCCTGACAATGGCAAAAAAAGTCTCAAAATTCTTTCGTATCGGCGTTGAGGGTGACACCTGTGACGGGCGTGTCATCAGTGCGCAGGATATTCAGGAAATGGCCGAAACCTTTGACCCGCGTGTCTATGGTTGCCGCATTAACCTGGAACATCTGCGCGGCATCCTGCCTGACGGTATTTTTAAACGTTATGGCGATGTGGCCGAACTGAAGGCCGAAAAGATTGATGACGATTCGGCGCTGAAAGGCAAATGGGCGCTGTTTGCGAAAATCACCCCGACCGATGACCTTATCGCGATGAACAAGGCCGCGCAGAAGGTCTACACCTCAATGGAAATTCAGCCGAACTTTGCCAACACCGGCAAATGTTATCTGGTGGGTCTGGCCGTCACCGATGACCCGGCAAGCCTCGGCACGGAATACCTGGAATTCTGCCGCACGGCAAAACACAACCCCCTGAACCGCTTCAAATTAAGCCCTGAAAACCTGATTTCAGTAGCAACGCCTGTTGAGCTGGAATTTGAAGACCTGCCTGAAACCGTGTTCACCGCCCTGACCGAAAAGGTGAAATCCATTTTTGGCCGCAAACAGGCCAGCGATGACGCCCGTCTGAATGACGTGCATGAAGCGGTGACCGCTGTTGCTGAACATGTGCAGGAAAAGCTGAGCGCCACTGAGCAGCGACTCGCTGAGATGGAAACCGCCTTTTCCGCACTTAAGCAGGAGGTGACTGACAGGGCGGATGAAACCAGCCAGGCATTCAGCCGCCTGAAAAACAGTCTCGACCACACCGAAAGTCTGACCCAGCAGCGCCGCAGCAAGGCCACCGGCGGTGGCGGTGACGCCCTGATGACGAACTGCTGACCGGCGTCAGCCAGTCCGGGAAAACCTTCACGATTAACCCTTAATTTCAGGAAAAACTATGCGCCAGGAAACCCGCTTTAAATTTAATGCCTACCTGTCCCGTGTTGCCGAACTGAACGGCATCGACGCCGGTGATGTGTCGAAAAAATTCACCGTTGAACCGTCGGTCACCCAGACCCTGATGAACACCATGCAGGAGTCCTCTGACTTTCTGACCCGCATCAACATTGTGCCGGTCAGCGAAATGAAAGGGGAAAAAATTGGTATTGGTGTCACCGGCTCCATCGCCAGCACCACAGACACCGCCGGTGGCACCGAGCGTCAGCCGAAGGACTTCTCGAAGCTGGCGTCAAACAAGTACGAATGCGACCAGATTAACTTCGATTTTTATATCCGCTACAAAACGCTTGACCTGTGGGCGCGTTATCAGGATTTCCAGCTCCGTGTCCGTAACGCCATTATCAAACGCCAGTCCCTTGATTTAATCATGGCCGGTTTTAACGGCGTGAGGCGTGCCGAAACCTCTGACCGCAGCAGTAACCAGATGCTGCAGGATGTGGCGGTCGGCTGGCTGCAGAAATACCGCAATGAAGCCCCGGCGCGCGTGATGAGCAAGGTTACTGACGAGGAAGGTCACACGACCTCTGAGGTCATCCGCGTGGGTAAGGGCGGTGATTATGCCAGCCTCGATGCACTGGTGATGGATGCGACCAACAACCTGATTGAGCCGTGGTATCAGGAAGACCCTGACCTTGTGGTGATTGTGGGGCGTCAGCTGCTGGCGGACAAGTATTTTCCCATCGTCAACAGGGAGCAGGACAACAGCGAGATGCTGGCCGCTGACGTCATCATCAGCCAGAAACGCATCGGTAACCTGCCGGCGGTACGCGTCCCGTACTTCCCGGCGGATGCGATGCTCATCACGAAGCTGGAAAACCTGTCCATCTACTACATGGATGACAGCCATCGCCGCGTGATTGTGGAAAACCCGAAACTCGACCGCGTGGAGAACTACGAGTCAATGAACATTGATTACGTGGTGGAAGACTACGCCGCCGGTTGTCTGGTGGAAAAAATTAAGGTCGGTGACTTCTCCACACCGACTAAAGTGACCGCAGAGCCGGGAGCGTAACCGATGACGAGTCCCGCACAGCGCCACATGATGCGGGTCTCGGCAGCGATGACCGCGCAGCGGGACGCCGCCCCGCTGCGACATGCAACTGTCTATGAGCAGATGCTGGTCAAGCTGGCCGCAGACCAGCGCACACTGAAAGCGATTTATTCAAAAGAGCTGAAGGCCGCGAAAAAACGCGAACTGCTGCCGTTCTGGTTGCCGTGGGTGAACGGCGTGCTGGAGCAGGGCAAAGGTGCACAGGATGACATTCTGATGACGGTCATGCTGTGGCGTCTGGATACCGGCGATATTGCCGGTGCGCTGGAGATTGCCCGTTATGCCCTGAAGTACGGTCTGACCATGCCGGGTAAACACCGCCGCACCCCGCCGTATATGTTCACCGAGGAGGTGGCGCTCGCGGCCATGCGCGCCCACGCTGCCGGTGAGTCTGTGGATACCCGCCTGCTGACGGAGACCCTTGCACTGACCGCCACGGCAGACATGCCTGATGAAGTGCGTGCAAAGCTGCACAAAATCACCGGTCTGTTTCTGCGTGACGCTGGTGATGCCGCCGGTGCGCTGGCTCACCTGCAACGTGCGACACAGCTCGACTGTCAGGCAGGCGTCAAAAAAGAGATTGAACGACTGGAGCGGGAGCTGAAACCGAAGCCGGAGCCGCAGCCCAAAGCGGCCACCCGCGCCCCGCGTAAGACCCGGAGCGTGACACCGGCAAAACGTGGACGCCCGAAAAAGAAAGCCAGTTAACAACCGAATGCGCCCCGCGCCAGGGCGGCACGCCGGTCAGTGAGGGTGAATCACCTGACACTGCACCGGCGTCCACCGCCCGACTTTTCAGAGGTAGTCATGATGACGCTGATTATTCCGCGAAAGGAGGCTCCCGTGTCCGGTGAGGGTACGGTGGTCATCCCGCAACCGGCAGGCGACGAGCCGGTGATTAAAAACACGTTCTTTTTTCCCGATATCGACCCGAAGCGCGTCCGGGAACGTATGCGCCTTGAGCAGACCGTCGCCCCCGCCCGTCTGCGTGAGGCCATCAAGTCAGGCATGGCGGAAACGAATGCGGAGCTGTACGAGTACCGCGAACAGAAAATTGCTGCCGGTTTTACGCGTCTGGCGGACGTCCCGGCGGACGACATCGACGGTGAAAGCATCAAAGTTTTTTACTACGAGCGCGCCGTGTGTGCGATGGCGACCGCATCGCTTTATGAGCGTTATCGCGGCGTGGATGCCAGTGCCAAGGGCGACAAGAAGGCCGACAGCATTGACAGCACCATTGATGAACTGTGGCGGGATATGCGCTGGGCGGTGGCACGTATCCAGGACAAGCCGCGCTGCATCGTGAGTCAAATCTGATGAAGACCTTTGCGCTACAGGGCGACACGCTCGACGCCATTTGTGTCCGGTATTACGGGCGCACTGAGGGCGTGGTTGAGACCGTGCTCGCCGCAAATCCGGGACTGGCTGAACTGGGTGCGATGCTGCCGCACGGCACCGCCGTCGAACTGCCCGACGTTCAGACCGCGCCCGTGGCTGAAACTGTCAATCTGTGGGAGTAACGCATGACAGCAGAAGAAAAAAGCGTCCTGTCGCTTTTCATGATTGGAGTGCTGATTGTTGTCGGCAAGGTGCTTGCCGGTGGTGAACCCATCACCCCGCGTCTGTTTATCGGGCGCATGTTGCTCGGTGGTTTTGTCTCGATGGTTGCCGGTGTTGTTCTGGTGCAGTTTCCTGACCTGTCACTGCCTGCGGTGTGCGGTATCGGCTCCATGCTGGGTATCGCCGGTTATCAGGTGATTGAGATTGCCATTCAGCGCCGCTTTAAGGGCAGGGGGAAACCGTAATGCCGGTAATTAACACGCATCAGAATATCGCCGCCTTTCTCGACATGCTGGCCGTGTCCGAAGGGACGGCGAATCATCCGCTGACGAAAAACCGGGGCTATGACGTGATAGTCACCGGACTGGACGGAAAGCCGGAAATTTTCACCGACTACAGTGACCACCCGTTCGCGCATGGCCGACCGGCGAAGGTGTTTAACCGTCGCGGTGAAAAATCCACGGCCTCCGGTCGCTATCAGCAGCTTTACCTGTTCTGGCCGCATTACCGCAAACAGCTTGCCCTGCCGGATTTCAGTCCGTTGTCACAGGACAGGCTCGCCATTCAGTTGATCCGCGAACGCGGTGCACTGGATGACATCCGGGCGGGACGCATTGAGCGTGCCATTTCACGCTGTCGCAATATCTGGGCGTCCCTGCCGGGTGCCGGTTACGGTCAGCGTGAGCATTCACTGGAAAAACTGGTCACCGTCTGGCGTACCGCTGGCGGCGTACCGGCTTAAACGGAGTAAACACCATGAAGAAATTATCCCTTTCACTGATGCTGCACGTGTCGCTGGCGCTGATGCTGGCACTGTCCCTGATTTATCCGCAGAGCGTGGCCGTCAGTTTTGTCGCTGCCTGGGCGATTCTGGCGACGGTTATCTGTGTGGTTGCCGGTGGTGTCGGGGTGTATGCCACAGAGTATGTACTGGAACGCTACGGGCGGGAGCTGCCGCCGGAATCGCTGGCCGTGAAGATTGTCACGTCGCTGTTTTTGCAGCCGGTGCCGTGGCGCAGACGGGCGGCGGCTCTGGTGGTGATGGTGGCGACGTTTATCTCGCTGGTCGCCGCCGGGTGGATTTTTACCGCGCTGATTTATCTTGTGGCGTCGCTGTTTTTCCGGCTGATACGTACGGCCTGCCGTCAGCGTTTTGAGGGGCGGGAACCATGTCAAAGCTGATGATTGTGCTGGTTGTGTTGTTATCACTGGCGGTGGCCGGTCTGTTTCTGGCGAAGCATGAAAACGCCAGCCTGCGCGCCTCGCTGGACAGGGCAAACAATGTCGCCAGTGGGCAGCAGACGACCATCATCATGCTGAAAAATCAGCTTCATGTTGCCCTCACCAGGGCAGACAAAAACGAGATGGCGCAGGTGGCACTGCGTCAGGAGCTGGAGAACGCCGCGAAGCGTGAAGCACAGCGCGAGAAAGCCATCACGAGGTTACTCAATGAAAACGAAGATTTTCGCCGCTGGTACGGCACTGACCTGCCTGATGCTGTGCGCCGGTTGCACCAGCGCCCCGCCTGCGCAGACGCCAGTGATTGTCGCCAACGCCTGCCCGAAAGTGAGCCTTTGCCCGATGCCGGGCAGTGACCCGCAGACGAACGGCGATTTAAGTGCTGATATCCGGCAGCTTGAGAACGCGCTGGCACGCTGTGCCAGCCAGGTAAAAATGATTAAACACTGTCAGGACGAAAACGATGCTCAAACCCGACAGCCTGCGCAGGGCGCTGACTGATGCCGTCACGGTGCTGAAAACTAACCCCGATATGCTGCGGATATTCGTGGATAACGGGAGTATTGCCTCCACACTGGCGGCGTCGCTGTCATTCGAAAAGCGTTACACGCTCAATGTCATTGTGACCGACTTTACCGGTGATTTTGACCTGCTCATCGTGCCGGTGCTGGCGTGGCTGCGGGAAAATCAGCCCGACATCATGACCACCGACGCAGGCCAGAAAAAGGGCTTCACGTTTTATGCAGACATCAACAATGACAGCAGCTTTGATATCAGCATCAGCCTGATGCTGACCGAGCGCACGCTGGTCAGTGAGGTGGTCGGCGCACTGCATGTGAAGAATATCCCGGAACCTCCGCCGCCGGAGCCGGTCACCCGCCCGATGGAGCTTTATATCAATGGCGAACTGGTGAGCAAGTGGGATGAATGAGTTTAAGCGTTTTGAAGACCGGCTGACCGGACTGACTGAATCGCTGTCACCGTCAGGGCGTCGACGACTGAGCGCCGAACTGGCGAAACGTCTGCGGCAGAGTCAGCAGCGTCGGGTGATGACACAGAAAGCCCCGGACGGCACACCCTACGCGCCACGCCAGCAGCAGAGCGTCAGAAAAAAGACCGGTCGCGTTAAGCGAAAAATGTTTGCGAAACTTATTACCAGTCGTTTTTTGCATATCCGTGCCAGCCAGGAACAGGCATCAATGGAGTTTTACGGCGGGAAGTCACCGAAAATCGCCAGCGTGCATCAGTTCGGTCTGTCGGAAGAAAACCGGAAAGACGGTAAGAAAATTGATTATCCGGCGCGTCCTCTGCTCGGCTTTACCGGTGAGGATGTGCAGATGATTGAAGAGATTATCCTGGCTCACCTCGACCGTTAGTTGTGCCATTCCTGACACCTCATCGTCACATTGCCGCCGGTATGACCCGGCGGCATCCTTCCCGTTATGAACACTCTCGCAAATATCCAGGAACTCGCGCGCGCACTGCGCAACATGATTCGCACCGGCCTTGTCGTCGAAACCGACCTTAACGCCGGTCGCTGCCGTGTGCAGACCGGCGGCATGTGCACCGACTGGCTTCAGTGGCTGACTTGTCGTGCCGGGCGTTCGCGCACATGGTGGGCACCTTCCGTGGGGGAGCAGGTGCTGATTCTGGCCGTGGGCGGTGAACTTGACACAGCGTTTGTTCTGCCGGGGATTTATTCCGGCGATAACCCCGCGCCGTCTGCGTCGGCGGATGCCCTGCATATCCGTTTCCCTGACGGGGCGGTGATTGAGTATGAACCTGAAACCAGTGCACTGACGGTAAGCGGAATTAAAACGGCCAGCGTGACGGCTTCTGATTCTGTTACTGCCACGGTGCCGGTGGTCATGGTGAAAGCGTCAACCCGCATCACCCTGGACACACCGGAGGTGGTCTGCACCAACAGGCTGATTACCGGCACGCTGGAAGTACAGAAGGGCGGGACGATGCGCGGCAACATTGAACACACCGGTGGTGAACTCTCATCAAACGGTAAGGTACTGCATACCCATAAACACCCCGGCGACAGCGGCGGCACAACCGGGAGTCCTTTATGACAGCGCGTTATCTCGGAATGAATCGCAGTGATGGCCTGACTGTCACTGACCTTGAGCATATCAGCCAGAGTATCGGCGATATCCTGCGTACACCGGTCGGCTCACGGGTGATGCGTCGTGATTACGGCTCGTTGCTGGCATTAATGATTGACCAGCCGCAGACCCCGGCGCTTGAGTTGCAGATTAAGGTCGCCTGTTACATGGCGGTGCTGAAATGGGAACCCCGCGTCACCCTGTCATCCGTCACTACTGAGCGCAGTTTTGACGGGCGAATGACGGTCACGTTAACCGGCCAGCACAACGACACCGGCCAGCCACTTTCGTTAACCATCCCTGTGAGTTGAAACCATGCCGATTATCGACCTGAACCAGCTACCCGCACCGGATGTGGTCGAGGAGCTGGACTTTGAAACCATTCTTGCCGAACGCAAGGCGACACTGATTTCCCTTTACCCGGAAGACCAGCAGGAGGCGGTCGCCCGTACCCTGACGCTGGAATCCGAGCCTCTCGTCAAACTTCTGGAGGAAAATGCTTATCGTGAGCTTATCTGGCGTCAGCGTGTGAATGAGGCCGCACGGGCGGTGATGCTGGCCTGTGCCGCCGGTAATGACCTTGATGTGATTGGTGCCAATTACAACACCACACGCCTGATTATCACCCCGGCAGATGATTCGACTATCCCGCCGACACCGGCAGTGATGGAGTCTGACACCGATTATCGTCTGCGTATTCAGCAGGCGTTTGAGGGCTTAAGCGTCGCCGGGTCGGTGGGAGCCTATCAGTATCATGGTCGCAGTGCTGACGGGCGTGTCGCGGATATCTCTGTCACCAGTCCGTCTCCGGCCTGCGTCACTATCTCCGTGCTGTCACGTGAAAATAACGGCGTCGCATCCGAAGACCTGCTGGCCGTGGTGCGTAACGCCCTTAATGGCGAGGACGTCAGGCCGGTGGCCGACCGCGTGACCGTGCAGTCTGCCGCCATTGTTGAATATCAGATAAACGCCACGCTTTACCTTTACCCAGGTCCCGAAAGCGAACCCATCCGCGCTGCTGCCGTGAAAAAACTGGAAGCGTACATCACGGCACAGCACCGGCTTGGGCGCGACATCCGTCTGTCTGCCATTTATGCCGCTTTGCATGTGGAAGGCGTGCAACGTGTCGAACTGACTGCACCTCTGGCTGACATTGTGCTCAACAGTACGCAGGCGTCTTTCTGCACCGAATACAGCGTCGTGACCGGAGGCTCGGATGAGTGATTCGCGCCTGCTGCCGACCGGCTCATCACCGCTTGAAGTCGCCGCCGCAAGAGCCTGTGCGGAAATTGAAAAAACGCCGGTCAGTATTCGTGAGCTGTGGAACCCGGATACCTGTCCGGCAAATCTGCTGCCGTGGCTGGCGTGGTCATTTTCGGTTGACCGCTGGGATGATAAGTGGCCGGAAGCGACAAAACGCGCTGTTATCCGCGATGCGTATTTCATTCACTGCCATAAGGGCACTATTGGTGCGATTCGCCGTGTGGTGGAGCCGCTCGGCTATCTGATTGAGGTGAGGGAGTGGTGGCAGCTCAACGAGGAGCCGGGGACGTTCCGCATCGTTGTTGGCGTGCTTGAGCAGGGTATTACCGAGGAAATGTATCAGGAGCTGGAGCGTCTCGTTGCTGATGCAAAACCTGCAAGCCGCCATCTGACGGGACTGGCTATCAGTTTAAGTACAACCGGCAACATTTTTGCCGGTGCGGGATGCTATCACGGCGACGCCCTGACGGTTTATCCCTACACCCCGGAGGCCATTATTGTCGGAGGGGATTATTTCCCGGCCTCGGCCATTCATTTAATTGATAACCTGAGAGTAAACGCATGACAGTGAAATACTACGCCATTCTGACTAATCAGGGCGCGGCACGGCTGGCTAACGCGACGATGCTCGGCAGTAAGCTGAATCTGACGCAAATGGCCGTTGGTGATGCAAATGGTGTCTTGCCGACACCTGACCCGGCACAGACAAAACTTATTAACCAGAAACGCATCGCGCCGCTGAATCTTCTGAGTGTTGACCCGAACAACCAGAGCCAGATTATTGCGGAGCAAATCATCCCTGAGAACGAGGGCGGATTCTGGATCCGTGAGATTGGGCTTTATGATGATGAAGGCGTACTCATTGCGGTGGCGAACTGCCCGGAAACGTACAAACCGCAGTTACAGGAAGGCAGCGGTCGTACCCAGACTATCCGCATGATTCTGGTTGTCACGAATACCGAAGCCATCACGCTGAAAATCGACCCGTCGGTGGTACTGGCGACCCGTAAATACGTGGATGATAAAGTCCTGGAATTAAGGCTGTATGTGGATGACCAGATGAGAAACCACATTGCCGCACAGGATCCTCATACCCAGTATGCGCAGAAACATAATCCGACATTTACCGGAGAACCAAAAGCGCCAACGCCTGCCGCAGGAAATAACACCACGCGGATTGCGACCACTGAGTTTGTTCAGACCGCTATTACCGCTCTGATTAACGGCGCGCCAGACACGCTGGACACACTGAAAGAAATTGCCGCGGCCATTAACAATGACCCGAAATTCAGCACCACCATTAACAATGCGCTGTCAGGTAAGCAGCCACTGGATGAGACGCTGACTCATTTGAGTGGAAAGGATGTTGCCGGTCTTCTCGCATACCTTGGTTTGGGAGAAGGTTCGGCATTACCCGTTGGTGTGCCTGTTCCGTGGCCTTCAGCCACTCCGCCGACAGGCTGGCTGAAATGCAACGGGGCGGCTTTTTCTGCTGAAGAATACCCGGAACTGGCAAAGGTTTACCCGACAAATAAATTGCCTGATTTACGTGGTGAGTTTATTCGTGGCTGGGATGACGGACGTGGAGTGGATAACGGAAGGGGATTATTGACGCTTCAGGACGGTGCGATTGTCAGTCATAACCACTATTGGGGAATCTGGACTTCACGAACTAACGACCAGACTCTGGAAAGTTTTACAGGCACCACGATTTTAAAACAAATCACGCCCCTGTCTCCGGCCATTAACTTCGATAATTACCCAATTCCCAACCCGGCTATTACAGAGGGTGGTGTTGTTGCGGCAACGACTAAACCTGCAGGTGCGAATGAAACACGCCCACGAAATGTCGCTTTTAACTATATTGTGAGGGCTGCATAATGAATAACGCAGAATTAAACAGTGAATTAATTGCCACTATGGCAGGAGAAATTACTGTTTATAACTTTGATGTCATGAGTCGGGAATATATTTCAGCTTCAACTGAATATCTTGCTATTGGTGTCGGCATTCCGGCATATTCCTGTTTAGATGCCCCAGGCGCATACAAAGCTGGTTATGCAATCTGCCGTTCTGCAGATTTTAACTCATGGGAATATGTGCCAGACCATCGCGGTGAAATCGTCTTTAGCACCGAAACAGGAGAATCAAAAGAAATCACCGCTCCGGGTGATTACCCTGATAATACAACCACTATCGCCCCGTTAACGCCATACGATAAATGGGATGGTGAGAAATGGGTGACGGATACCGAAGCACAGCATAGCGCCGCAGTAGAAGCGGCAGAAACACAACGCCAGTCGCTGATTGATACTGCAATGGCTTCCATTAGTCTGATTCAGCTGAAATTACAGGCCGGACGGAAGCTGACGCAGGCAGAAACCAACCGACTTAACACGGTGCTGGATTACATTGACGCGGTGACGGCAACAGATACCAGCACCGCGCCGGATGTCATCTGGCCTGAACTGCCGGAGGCGTAGGCCATTCAATATCTGGCGCACTGGCGGTATCGACCAGCTCCAGTGCGTCCAGATAATCCAGCCACAAATTATATTGTGCCAGTTCCTCACCTTTCAGACGACCAATAGCGGCTTTACCGGGCCATTGCTTACTGTTCATGTATTCGTTGGCCTGGTTAATTAGTAGCTGTCTTTCTGATTCAGTAAT